ATCCTTTGGCATTCCTGACGATGACGACGCCGCAGTCCCCCGCGCCGACGTGAAGCAGTTCGACGCGCAGTCTCCTGAGCCGCACCTGGCGCAGTTGAATGCTCTGGCCAAGTTGATGGCGCGTGAGACGGATCTTCCTGATTCAGACTTTGCGCTCACGGATATGGCGAACCCGACGAGTGGCGATTCTTACGCTGCGTCCAGGGAGAATCTGATCTCCGAGGCTGAGGGCGCTATGGATGACTGGTCGGTTCCGATCCGTCGCACCGTGAACAGGGCGCTGGCGATCCAGAACGGCCTCTCGGAGATCCCTGAAGCTTGGGGCTCCATTGAGGCTAAGTGGCGCTCCCCGATCTACCTTTCCCGTGCGGCTGCGGCCGATGCCGGCGCTAAGCAGATCGGCGCCGTTCCCTGGCTCGCTGAGACTGAGGTTGGCTTGGAGTTGCTGGGCCTTGACGACCAGCAGATCCGGCGGGCCATGGCTGACCGTAGGCGGGCCGCTGGGCGTGCTGTAGTGGCCGCTCTGGCACCGCAGGCTAATGACGACGCCGCAGCAGTCTAAGGCGGCGCTCCAGCTAGTTACTGGGGCTGCCGTGGACGCTGTTGTGTCGGCGTTGGGCAGGCTGTCCGGTTCGCCTGAGCAGCAGCGGTCATTACTGCTCGATATCACGCCGTCTGTCATCGCTCACTACTCGGACGGTTCCTCCGCTCTGGCGGCGGACTTTTATGACGACGAGCGCGAACGGGCCGCACCTCCGAAGCTTTACATTGCCGAGCCGATCATCCCCGACCGGACGGTGAAGATTCGGCGGGCTGTTGCTTGGGCGTCGGATCCGCTTTTCGGCGACGCGCCTGAGGAGACCGCGGGGCGACTCGCTGAGGTTGTGCAGTTGGAGACGGCTAGACCGTACCGCGACACGATCCTCACGAACCGCAACCGCGATCCTTCTGCGGTGGGCTGGAGGCGCGTCACTAACGGCGGCTGCAAACTGTGCAGGATGTTGGCTGACCGTGGCGCCGTCTACTCGGACTCCACCGCCCGGTTCGCGGCTCATCCGGCCTGCAAATGCACGGCCCAGCCGGTCTTCTCGTCAAGCGATTACGGCGCCGAGGCGAGCGTCATGCAGTACATGGCGTCCAAGGCGCGTCGAACCCCACAGCAGCAGGCAACTCTACGGGACTACCTGAACGCCAACTACTAAGACTTCCCCGATTTGGGGAGAACGCTACGGCTGCGTTTCAAAGCCGGTCTGATGTCCGACGGGACAGAAACGGAAGGTATCCGATGAGTGGCACTCCTACGCCAACACCCACGCCAACAGCGGCCGACGGTGTTCCTACGCCGACCGGCGCCCCCACCTCTCAGGGGGCGACGTTTACGCAGGCGGACATTGACCGCATCGTGAAGGATAGGCTGGCGCAGCAGGCGAAGAATCAGTTCGGGGATTACGACGACCTTAAGTCCAAGGCTGCGGGCGCCAAAACGCTCGAAGACCGGCTTGGGACTCTCGAAACCGAACTCAGCGCAACCAAGGCCGAAGCGCTTCGGGCCAGCGTCGCTGCGCGGTTCAACGTATCCACAGCGAAGGGTCCGAAGGGTGAGCCTTCCGACGCTGAGCTGTTTCTCACCGGGACCGACGAAGCATCCCTGATCGCACAGGCTGAACGCCTAGCGGGCCGGGAGGCTGACCGCAAGAAGCAAGGCAATTACGCCCCTAAAGAGGGCACTAGCCCGGCGGGCGATCCTGGCCCTGAGGACTTGCGTGAATTCACGCGCAAGCTTTTCAAAAAGCCGGAGTAGCCAGCGAAAGGTGGGCAAGGCTATTCGTCGGGGTACATTTCGAGGATCTGCTTAGCCCACGCGACCTTATCGGCAACTCTCTGACCTGAGGGTTGTGAGGTGTTCCATAGTTCAAGGTTCGCGATCCGATTATCTGACCGATGCCCATTCATATGGTGCACGTTCTCATCATCGATTAGCGGGCGACCAAGGTGCTGGGACATTGCAAATCGATGTTCAAGGATCCATCCTGCGGCGTTCGAGTTCGGATGGCCCGGCTGCCTAACGAGGACGTAGCCATGCTTGTTGGTGCGTCGGCCCGTTTCGGCGCTGCGGGGGCGAAGGACTAGGGGCTTGCGCTCCTGCGCGTCCCCATACCTGTCAACCCTGCTCTTATGTGCGCGGCAGTATCCGCCCGCAAAGTATGGCAACTCGCACGAGTCTAGGGTGCATCGTCTACCGGTGACACCAAGCGCGTCATGCAACCACTTGCCCCTTGTTCCGATTGGAACCTCTGGAAGAGGTTGGCCGTACTTTGCGATGCGTAGTGCGTGGGGCTTGCAGTATCCGTCCTTGGATTTCCTGCGGTTGCAGTTCTCAACCTTGCATATCGGGTTGTCTGTGAGCACAGGCGGCTCGCCTATCCCTCCGGTCCTGTGGAACCAAGACAAATGCGAAGGGCAATAGCCCTTAGCGCTTGCGATAAAGTCGCAATCTTTCGCCAAGCATGTTTTCACCTTAGTACCCATTGTGTAATTCTACCGGGTCTACAGGGTGGCAGCAAGCTGGGCATCCAATCCGTAGCAAATCAAAACGAAAGGTGACCAGTCATGGCCGCTGCAACAACTAGCTTGCTGACCATCCCCAAGCAACTGCTTGACCCTTGGGTGAGTAACATCCACAAGGGCTCCACCATCTCCCAGCTCTCGGGTTCTATCCCGATGAAGTTCGGCGCAGGCGAGGCTTTCGTCTTCGATTCCGGCGAAGCTGAGTACGTCGGAGAAGGGGCTAATAAGTCCTCGAACGACGTTACGAAGACAACCCAGACGGTTGAACCGTTCAAGTTTCAGAAGACAATTCGGTTTACCAATGAGGTGCAGTGGGCTGACGAGGACCACCAGCTCGGAGTCATTCAGGAGATCCTTACCCAGATTCAGCCGGCACTTTCCCGCGCACTGGATTACGGAGTGATCCACGGCATCAACCCGAAGACTGGCGCTGTCGTTGCTGGCATGACCCAGCGTCTCACCGCCGCGACAACTGCCGTCGAATTGGTCGCAGCCGATGCTCCCTACGTGTCCACTGACGCCGCAGTTGCCGCGCTGCTGGCTGTTGATGGCGTGCCTAACGGGATCGCCATGGACCCGAAGTTTGCCGCGAAGATCTCCGGCCAGCGCATCTCGGCCACGGGCCAGAAGCTCTACCCGGACTTCACCTTCTCGAACGAGGCTTCCACATTTGAGTCTCTGCGGGCGGCGACTTCTAAGACGGTGGGCGCTACCGGCGTTCTCGCTGTGGACACGAAGCTCCGCGCCATCGTGGGCGACTTCACGGCCATCCGCTGGGGCGTTCAGCGTGCCATCGGTCTGGAGCTCATCGAGTTCGGTGACCCGGACGGTCAGGGCGACCTCAAGCGAAACAACCAGGTCGCATTCCGCGCCGAAGTTGTTTACGGCTGGGGTATCTCTGAGATCAACCGCAACTTCGCCAAGATCGTTGACCTGGTCTAATGCCTCGGCTGCGGAACGAGTTGACCGGCGCGGTCATGACTGTTGAGGAATCCACAGCGGCCCTTCTGGGTGGCGAGTGGGTTGACGCTGACGCTCCCAAGCGCAGCGAGTCCCCGGACTCCACTTGGAAGGTAGCCGATCTCAAGGCGTACGCCACGGATAACGGTGTCGATCTGAAGGATGCAACCAAGAAGGATGACGTGCTGGCCGCAATTGTGGCCGCCGCGGCTCCTCCTGCCTAATAGTCGAAGGGGGCGGTCATGTCTGTGACGCCGGAAATGCTTGCGGTTGCTCTCGGGCAGACCGCCCCCGAGCCTGACTCGGTCACTGATCTTCAGTGGAAGATGTGGATCGATGATGCAGAAATGCTCATTGAGGCGCGTCGAATCTCGCTTGGTGAGTCTTTCCCGCCGGATGAGGCGAAGCTCGATTACGTGGTTCGTCAGGCTGTCGTGGCGCACATCAAGCGCCCGGACGATGCCACTCAGGTAACGATCGCTATTGATGACGGTTCGTCGTCGCGGTCCTACCAGTCGGGTAAGGGCCGCGTGGTCATCCTCGATGAGTGGTGGGCGCTACTTGGTCTTGCCGGGTCAAGTGGCGCGTTCTCGGTTGACATGGTGGGTTCGTCTGCGGTGCATCTGCCGTGGTGCTCGCTCATGATGGGCGCGGGTTACTGCTCGTGTGGCGTGGACATTGCCGGCGTCCCGATCTTTGAGGGCGGCGAGCCATGAGCCTCGTGAGGGATATCCTCGCGGCCCTTCCTATTTTCAGGGCTGAAGCCGAGTCCCTAATGCTCGACGCCTGCACGATCACCCGCCCGGGTGAGCCGGTAACGGACCCTGACACGGGCGACGTCACGAACACCGCCACGCCGGTCTACACAGGCAAGTGCAAGGTCCAATCCAAGGACTCGGCCACGTCTAACCCTGAGGCTGGCGAGGCGACGTTCACTGTCGTCTCGCGGCAAGTCCACATCCCAGCGAACAGCGCGGACGTGCAGGACGGCGACGTTGTTACGATCACGGCGTCCCTTCTGAATGCGTTCACGGTCGGCAAGCAGTATCGGGTGTCCGGGTTCACGCCTGACACGTTCGACACTGCGGCCCGGCTGCCTGTAAAGGAAATCCTGTGAGCGCCGATACTAGCGACCTTGACGGGCTGATGCGTGACCTGCGCAAGATCCCGGCCGCGATGGTTCCGAAGATGCGTCCGATAGTCGCCAAGTCGTGCCTGAACACCAAGAAGCTAATGGTGGCGGACGTTCGCAAGTCCACTCACTTCAAGGGCAAGAAGAAGCCCGGACTCGATGCCTCTATCGACTATGAAATCAAGGTTCACGAGTTCGGCGGTGACGGCGTGATTGAGGGCGAGGTTGGCCCTAACCCTGAGCGCAACCCAGCCGCGGGGCTCGCTGGTATCGCGTATTTCGGTACGTCGAAGCCTGGTGGCGGCACTGTCCGCAACCCTGAGGACGCGATGCTCGAAGAGGCCCCGAACTTCTACGAGTACGCGTTCAAGGCGACGGAGGGGTTGCTGTGATCAAGGAGCATTACGACGCGGTCAAGGCTCTACTGCCTGGCACTGTGCGGGTGCATATGTTCACGGTCGTTCCGGAGAAGAACCCGGACGGCACGAACAAGCCACTCGCCTACCCCTACGTAGTTCTCTGGGGCGACCTTGGCGAGGAATCGTCTGGCGGTCCTGATGGCGACTCGCTAGAGGATGTTCCCGATGTCCTGTCTTTGCGGATGCGCGCAACGTATGTGGGGCTCACTGGGGACTCGATGCTAATCATCGCCAGGAACGTTCGTGCGACCCTCAATCGCGCCACACCCGTAGTCGCGGGCTGGCATCCCGGAAAGTTGCGTCAGGCGGTCCTCATGGATGCGCAGACGGACACGGACGTGACGCTGACCGGCGGCGGTCACCCTATCTACGCAGTTGACGAGTTCGCTCTCGTCTCCCACAAGCTCTGAAAGGAAAGCCGATGACGCAGTTTGTTGACGCTTACTCGAAATCGACCGGCGCTAAGCAGGTAGTCCCGGCCTCGTGGCTGGACCGCAAGGATGCGCCGTTCAACGATCTGACCAAGACCCCCAGCCAGAAGGCGCGGGA